CCCTTAATTTCCTTAACAAATTCTCTACGAATTTTAATAGCTTTTTCATCTTTTTTTATCCATTTTGGATTCGTGCTGTTAAGTTTCCTTTTTTTAGCCATTTCGTTTTTTCTTGTGATAATACCATTTATCAATAGTATAAGCTATGGAAACACCAAGCAAAATAATTTTCAATATTAATTCTAAATTGCTAAACGTTGTGACGCTTAGAACTGTTGTGTTTACTACTAACACATCTCCCACTTCTTTCGCTATTGTTTTTAGTGCCATTTCTCAAATATTGTTTTAATTTGGTTATGTTTTTTTCTTTTACTTTATAACGTATCTTCATTTATAATAAATCGCCTGGATTAAGAAAGTTCCTTAATGTCAATTCAGTTCCTTGTCTTGGTCTTTCAAGATTCATATTCGAGTAATAAGAATTAATATCAGGATTCACGTCAGCCCCAGTATTCGTTGAATATTGCGGAAAGCTGCTAGTGTTATTTCTAATATAATCAATCATTCTTTCCATGTAGTATTCAGCGGTGTTCAAAACTTCGTTTCTTAGATGTTGAGCTTCTTCAACTGTTAAAGAATTTCCCGTTTCAGATGTTTTAGCATAAATATTTCCATTTTCGATTTTAAAACGTAGAAATGGAAGTGCCATGTATAATGCGAAACCAGGAAGCATTTCTGCGATATAATCATTTAAGAGCGTTGCATATGCTTCATTCCCTACATTGTTAACAGTACCCGCAACAATTAAATCTTTGATATGTTGCGTAAGCTGAGTCCCTAATTTCGTTTCAACATATAATTTTTGCGACTGCCTAATATATGGAAGCAATAAAGCGGGGTCAACGTTCAATCCTATTGTTGTTGAATTTTTTAAGCGTTCTTCGCTGATGAATAAAATATAAGCCATGATTATCTATTTATAAATCCTTCGTTTGTCATTGTTTTTGGAGCTTTTGCTACTAACCCGCTATTTCTTTTTAATGTAAATCCTTCGCTAATTGCTTTCGCTTCTGTAATGATTTGACTATTACTAATATCAGCTTTTGCGTTTCTTAATGATGTGCGATAAATCTGTCTTTTCCAGTAGTGAAAACAGTTACCTCCGCCCTTATACAACCAAATGGAATAAGTTGCGCTACTTCCTTTAGGCCCCCAACCTCTATTAACAGGCTTGTTCGTCATTTGCAAAATATCTTCCTTTCTATATATTTTTTGAGCTGACATCATTTTAACGCAAAATTCTCTTGAACTATCTCTTTGCGTAAGTGAAGTGTCTTTTGTATAAATATACCTAACTTTATAATAATCATTGTAAGAATCATTGACGCCATCTTGGGTACTCCTTGAATTTGGTCTAGCTGTTCCAGTTGTTGCTAATTCTACTTTGTCAACTAAATTATTTATTTCACTTTCAAAGTCAAAATCCTCATGCTCATTATTTACATTTTCTTCATCTATTAATTCCCAATCTTTAGGAATATCTTCACCGTATTCAGAAATAAATTTTTCTAGCTCAGTAGCCGTTGAATGGTCTTTGCAAGCCATATAAGCCGTTTTCCCTTCATATTCATGTTCGTGATACCCTTCGCAATCTAAAGTCTTTGCATGCGCTTCAGCTTCTTCTATGGTGCTAAAAACAGGCTCTCCATCAATCATTCCGACCTTACTAAACTTTACTTCTTCCTCAACTGTTGTATCGTCCCCTAATGGTTCAAGTCCAAGTTCTTCACGAATTTCATCTTGAGTCATAACTTCTCTGATTGTTTTAGAATCGAACTGAACTGTTATTGGTTTTAACTGAACAAAATTAACAGGCATATCCATATCGTTAATTTGAAATATTTTTCTTAACACTTTAACAATTTGGTCTTGAAATGGTTTTATGACTGTATTGAGATAAAAATTTGCAGCGTTTACGAGTTCGTCAGTATTTGAAGAAAATCCATTGCTTGAATCTATACCCATTAATGTTTTTGATGTTACTCTATGACCAGATAAAATGTTTGATGTTAATAATTCCTGAAGTGCTAAATATTGCTTATCTAGGTCAGCTGGTGTTATTGCTTGAATTTCAGGTGTTCGTGTTTTATCATCAGAAAAGGTCAAGATAAATTTCCCAGCATTTCCCTGTCCAGTGAATTTCTCAGATAGACTTTGTTCTATTTGGTAGCGTTCTTCTTGCGTCGGAACTCCATTGCTAAAATTAATCATAAAGCTGCCAGAAAATCCTGAACTTATGGCGTTGAGATGGTACTCGCTAATTCGGCCATCTATAAGGCTCCAATTTGAACACGATACCCAATCAGGAGTATAATAAGAATTCATGCTAGGACTATATAAACCAGAATATAAAATTTGATTTGGATTACTTCTATCATTTGCATTAAATGCTGGAACGTAATATGGTTTATGTTGTCTGACGTTTGACCAATCACCACTAACATAATAGCCAGGCGTTCTTCCAAATTCATCGGGTCTAGCGCATCTTATTTTTTCAACTGGCACATGATAAATTTCAGCGATTTGGGTTCTATCGGTACTCCAAACGATGTTGATTGCAAAACCTCCTTGAAGCTTAAAGTCAAAGGCTATCTTTTTTATTACTTCATGTAAGCTTTCATTTCCATTTGCTCGGTTCATAAAGTTTTGAAGCTTTATTCTAGCATCTAAATCTCTATCATCTTCATCTTCAATTACCAGGTTTTCTCCAGCTATCATTTCACCTGTTGCATTAACTATCGCCGCTGTAATACTGCTTGAATAGTATAAGTCAATCAGAAACTGAGGATATAAATTTCTCCAATCATCTGTTCCATATTCGATATAGTTTTTTCCTCGCACTTCAGAAATTTTTGGTGCGGTGCTTGTTTCTAGATTGATATTAATGATATTATCCTTCATAGTTTATTTTTATAATTGTGAAAGTCTTGCGTTTATATTATTAGTTAGAGCTACATCTGAACTATTAAAAATTTGAATCTCTTTTATAGTTCCTGAAAAGCCGTTTGTGTCAGTTCTTCTAATACCTATGGCATCAATATCAATAATGCCTGCTAATGTAGGTGTGGCAGCTTGTAAAGTTCCATTATAATATAAATAGAAAACATCAGACTTTCTAGTAAGTACAATATAATCTTCTTGATTTCCAAACTCAGCTGAATCTAAAGTTATTGAAGTGGCTGCATTATCTATTTTAATAGAAATAGTTCCTGCCGCTGATATTTTAAATAGCTCACCAGCCGATGTGTTATCAGCAACAAAAGTTCCATTAGTAGTAGTAGGGAAAAATCTAATTCCTAAAGTAAAATCACTATCGACAACTATTTGTCCTGTTGTCTGAAGATTAGTCTTATCGCCACTAGCAAATGTTAAAGCACCTGTACTAGCATTATAAGCTGGTTGTTCTGTTGCAGTAGCTTGAACCATATCAATACTGTTAGTAGAACTATCAGCCCATTGGCTAACATCAGAGCCGTTCAAAGTGATACCCACCTTGTTCTGATACCATGCTTGCAAAGAAGTTTCATCAGTAGGCAGCCACTCTCCACTTGGATTGTTGCTATTTACTAAACTAAGACCGAGTTTTAACGCTAACATATTATATTACTTGGTCGTAGTAACAAACAGCCAATCCACTCGTTAAAGTTATCGCCGTCACGTTCAGAAATAATGTCGTTCCCGCCGCCATAGTCGTATGTAGTGATGATGCGGCGCTTCCTGTTCCTGTTTGTATGTTTGAAGCTGCTATTGAAGCAATTACACTTTCAGTAACAAAATGAACTGCATAATAATCCTTTCCAGTCATTGCCGTTGTTGTAATTACATCACATCTGTTTTTTCCTAGTTGCTCAGTTAAGAGTTGTTGAACGTTTTCTATTGCCATTTTTTTTTAATTTATTGTCCGTAATATATTGTATTTGTAGAAGCTGGAGGTGCGTATTCAGTATATTGCACTTCTTCACTTCCTGATTTTTCTGCTAAATAAAGCTTTCCGATAGCGACAAGCCCTTGAACAACGCCGTGCGTGGGTCCAACAGGTAAAACATCTGTTTCTGTCACAGGAGCGTTCCCTGCGCTTACAGCAACAGCCCCAGACCAACTAACTTCCCAAAGTTCGTATTTGAAATATCCCGCTGGTATTAAATTGACTGAAGTGTAAACGTCAGGACTAGCACTATAATCAAACTCTAGTTTTGTATATCTTTCGTTTATAGTTTCTAATGCCGCGTAAACATAAAACTCCTTTTTATCTAAGTCATTAGTGAATTTAACTAAGTGCCTAATCATAGAAGAATCAACGCTTGTATCAATTCGGTTTGCTTCAGTTTCTATATATGCTACAAAGTTAGTTTCTCTTATTGCTTGAATCATACTATATAATAGAAATTTTGTTTATTTATTTGCTTTAAAAAGAAAAGCCCTACAAAAGTAGAGCTTAATCTTTAGAAATATATGAAAACTGCTAATTGAATTATGAAGAAACAACCCCGCCTAAAGTAAATCCAGCGTTATCAAATACATTTGTTGTATAATCAGGAACCATTTGGAAAGGCTGACTTTCTAAGCCGTCAAATGTCAGAGTATAACCTCCTCTGTCTCCAAATGCAGCTCCACTATCCATAGTGCCTGCATTTAATTCCATTCCATTTACACTACCTAAACACGTTATAACATCATGTCCGTTTGATAATGTTGCGTTCAATTGTGCAAATATAATGACTTTTGTTTGTCCTAGAAGCTTTATTTGATTTTGGTCTTCTTTTGTAAGTCTATTAAGTATGATGTTTACTGATGGAGTGTAAAAAATCGTTCCGTTTTCTCTAGAACCTGTAATAGTATCTGTAAGACTAGCAACACCTAAAGGCATTGTGTATCTATACAACATATTACTTCCCATCTCTAAATCAGTAATTTCACCATTTGCTGTTGGTATTGATGTCACCTGGTCGTAAACTGCGAAGTAAATGAACTTAATTCCTCCAGATACTCTATTACAATCCAGGCCTCTTCCCTTAGTTAATGCTGTGCATGCCATCTTGTTTAATTTTTAAAGGTTAAAAGATGGGGGCTATTACACCCCCTTCTTTGTATTATTACGATTGTCTTACAATGTCAGCACCAATTCCTTGCTTAACACCACCTGAATAACGAGCTACTAATCTCATGTTATCACTTCCGTCAAGCAAACTCATATCCATTAATTGAATTCTAGTAGCGTCTGAAAGTAAGTCAGTTCCGAAAAATAAGTTTGATTTTTCTGCTGCGACTAATTGATTGTCAACCATTCCAGGACATACAGCTATTTTATATCCTTCAAATACTGGCTCATAATCACCATTCATGTTGTAAGCGTTTACATATCCTAATGTCGAAACAGCTGACACATAGAAAGCGTAAGTCTTAGGATTCATGTAAATATGCAAATCTTCTTTTCTCAAAATAGGAGAAATATTAGCAGCCATGTCTGCTGTTAAGGTTTGTAAGTTTGCTATAATGTTAGCTGCTGTATAAGCTCCTGAAGCCGCTGATTGTATTACCGTTGCATCTTGACCTGGTAGTAAGTATCCAGCTGCTGAAACAAACCCTTCAAATTCTCCTGTTGTTGCTTCAGTTCCACCCCATATAGAAGTTTCAGTTGCGTTTGCAATGATTTCACCCATGTAAGATATTACATAGTCATCAAAAGATGCTGGTGGCGGTGCGCCTGCTCCTGCTCTCATTTGTAAAGCTTCCCATGAATCTAATAAAGTTTTCTTACATAAATCTAGATTGATTTGTAGATTTTTTGGAGTTAGAACTGCTTCAGTTAATGCTAATGTTCCTGCATCAGTAAAGTCGCATGTAGCGTCTTTAACAAGACCAGAACCAGCCATCTTTTGGATATTGCTTTTGAATTTAATGTTTTCAATCATTGTTAGATAATCCAATGATGTTGCTTCTTTCAGAGCCGCTGAGATATAAAATCCAGCCGCTTTTCCAGAAAAATTCGACGTTGTTGTAAATGCCATTTTGTTTTATTTTTTAAGTTATTATTATTTGTTTAAGTTGTAAAGAAACTTTTCTTGTCTAGATAATTTTTTGTAATCTTTTTTAGATAATTCTGGTTTCTCTGAACTAAATTTGTTCGTATTAAGCGGCGCATCAGCTGGTGATTCAGCCAGTTCCGTTTTTAATTTTGCGTTTTCAGCTTTTATTGCTTCAACTTCTTCAGATGAAAATTCCACCACTTCAGTTGTTTTTATAGATTTAGGATTAGTAGACGGCTCAGTAGTTTCTTCAGCCATTTCTTCAACTTCATCATCACCTCCTTCTTTAGCTTCTTTAAGTTTTGCAACCGCTATTTCAAGATTTTCGATTCTTTTCTCCATTCCTTTCCAGTCAGCAACATCAGCTTCTTCTTCGTAGTCATCTTCTTCTTTAGCCATTTCTTCTTCAACTACTTCTTCTTCAGTTTCTGATTCCATGACTTCAGACACAATTCCTTCCGTTTCAACTCGGAAGCTTACTCCTGTATCCGTTTTATAAGTTCCAACAGGAAGCAGGATAGTCGTTCCGTCTTCAGTTAGTACCGAAATATCGACTCCAGATTCTAATTCTTCAGCCGTACTAACGAAAATCGTACCATCTTCGCTTTTTGCCTGCCAAGCTAAGTTCACTTCTTGTTCAGCTTTATTTAAGCCAAGAGCTACTAAAATTTGTTCTTTTAAATCCATTTTTAAGTTTTTTTATAGTGAGTATGTTATATATAATAGAAATTTTTTTTACTTGTTTGATTTTTGGTTTTCTTTTATTATTTCATTTAACGCATGTAGCACTTCTTCATCAGTTGGGTTCTTGTGCTGCATAGCTTCAAACTTGTCAGTAAAATATCCTTCGATTGATAATCCTTTAAGCTCACCCGCTTTTATTTTAGACCATAAATCATCATTTTCTATTTTCATTTTTACCATCCATGTTCCTTTCGGCAAAGAATATCCATATAAAGTTGATTTGTCTTTTTTAGGGTCTTCTATTATCCAGCTTTCAACAGTTAAAACGCCTGAAACTCTATCCTGGTGTTCGTAAGTTGCTTTATGATGGTTGTTATGTTTGAGATATAATTCTGAAGCTTTGCGAACTGTTTCAGGACTAAAATAGACATAATATTCTGAATCAGTATTTGGGTCATAACGAAAGATTTGCTTATTAGGAATGAGAGCTGGACTAACGACCATTCTCTTTTCTTCATCAACCTTTGCAAATGTTAAATTGTTTTTTTCTTTTCCGAAAAAGACAAAGTCTTGTTCTATTGCTGGAGAATTTACTAAGCTTATAGCATCTATTGCCAGTTCTTGCGAATCATCAGATATAACAAGCTCAACAATTCTAGTCGCTTTTACTTCTTCATAATAATCTTTATTAGCCGCTTCACATTCTGCGATTGTTTCATATTCGCATTCTCCAGTTTGGCCCCACTTTACGTTTCCGTCTTTACATTTTTCACATGGCATAATATATATATTTTTTTGTTAATTTATTAAATTTTAAATTGTTGCTCTACGTCTTATTTGAGCTAAACCGTTTTGACTATTTGTGATATCATCACTTAAGACGAACGCTTGTATTGGTTGGTCTGCTCGACCACCAGATAATTCAAACGCGCCTGACATCATTTGTGGTGCTGGTGTTCCGCCAGGTGCAACTGCTCCATCACCGCCAACGCTTCCACCACCTACGCTTCCTCCTCCTAATTTTGACATCGCTACTCCTGCTCCTGCTGTTATTGCAGCAACATTAATTCCAGCTGATATGTTATTAGCCTGAATTAAGGCTTCAGCAACTCCAACAGATGTTCCTAATGTAGCGGCAGACAAAGATAATCCCTGAGCCCTGATTGTTTGATTTGCGGCTTTAGTGCTTATTATAGTTTGAGCTATACCAACAGCTGCATCAGCTGCTACGATTCCTGCTTGAAGTGCTTTATTTTCTCCAGCAAATTGTTTCGCAATATTTAGTGTCGCTGATACGCTATTTAAGTTCGTGGCAGCTGTTTTCTGTTTGAAATCTGCTACTGCCTTTTCGCCTTCAATTTTTGCTTTTGCTTCTTCATCTGCCGTTTTTATAGCTGCTTCAATTCTTATTTTATATTCTTCATTAGTTTCACCTTTTATCCTTTCTAATTTTGCTTCTACCCTACCTCTTTCGTCTAAATCGGCTGTTATTT